AGCCTAAAAACAGCATTTTCGAGGTGGATTTGCAGGTTTCGATGGGCTGACGGATTGGGAAAGTTTTGCTAACCCAGGGTTGGCGTATAAAATGACTTGACAGAGCCGGAGGCCCTTTGGTGACATTATGGCTGTGATAAACGTTTGAAAAAGTCGTCGTCATCAGCCGAACGTTCTTTTGCACGTCGTTCTTTTTCCCTTGTCCACCAGTCGCGCAGATAGCTTGTTAGTGCTTCAACACTGGCTATATAGGCGGCCTCTTCTTCGGGAGTCATGTCGTCTGGGTCGTTGCCATAATTATCTTTATACCATTGGATTTCGGCCTCGGTAGGTTCCATGTCGGACCAGTCGTTTTCAGGCTCCATGTCTTCAGGGTCATCGCCATAGTTTTCTTTATACCATTGGATTTCGGCCTCGGTAGGTTCCATGACGGGCGAAATATCGTTAGTGACCGAGGTTCCAAAATCGAAATCGTTTATTGCAGGGTCACCGTGTTGGCAATGTTGGCGAAATTGCTCAGCACAACTCCTAACACCACTTTCCAGCACCAAGTTCCTATTACTCTCACTCATCTTGCCAATATTGCCAATATCCACTTTATTATCACTTGGAATTGCCAAAATTTGGTCAGAAACGGCACTTTGGGCCCCTGAAGCAGCATTGGCAACATTGGCACCGACATTGGCACCATCGGCACTAGCATTGGGAACCTTGGCAAAATCGGTCAAATGCTGGCCTGGGCCGAGATTGACTGGAACAAATTCTTTGTACTTATCGAGAATTGGTGGCACACCTGTTAGATTTCCTGCAATTTCATCGGAAGACGGCATAAATGGACTCAGATGGCTTTTGGCTCCAATATCTACCCTTAGTTCGCCCGGAGTGTAAGCAGTCTTCCCAGGTCGCCTTGCATTATACGTATCTTTGATAAACTTCTTGAAGCTGCTGACGGCCATTGTCCGCGCTGTTCGGTCTTTTTCGGCCCAGTATTGCTTATATTCTTGATAGGCTTCATCCAGTGTCTTGACTTGTCCGCCCACGCATTGACTTGTCCTGATTTCGGACCCAGTGCCTGCCATCCATTGCAAAATAGTATTGGATTCTGAGACATAGGTATTTCTTGCGGTGTCCCAAAGAACTTCAAGATTTCCAGTAAGATACCCGTTAGGAGCTGATTCGTCAACACTTTGCCATATTGCTAACCCATGCTCACTCCATTCTTTATCAAGGATAGCATGCAATGATTTATAGCTTTTTATGGAACTGTTTCTGAATTCAATGTTTAGATAACGCCGGTTTCCAGTTTCGTCACACACAATCTCGTAAATAGGACGATTCGCACTACCGATAAATACACAACGAATTCTGGTAGTTTCGAATTTCTGTGAAAACATTATGCGTGTCTTTACCTGATTGTTGGTAATGGTTTGCTTTAGCTTATCAATATCGATATTGCCGTGACGTCTTACCATTTCATCGAAGAAAAGAACCCACTGGTCGGCCAACAGTCTAGATCCGAAATCATCGTTCAAGACATCGATATTCTGAACGCTGAACATATTTTGCAATACATCTTGGCATAGGTGGCTGACAAAAGAAGTCTTTCCGTTACCTTGTTCGCCGGAGAGATTCAACATAAACGGATATTTATTTACTCCCAGCCAGGCTTTGGTTTTGATATTCCATATTAGGTGCCTAATAACACCTTTAAAAAATTCAAAATCGTATCGGCATTCATCGCCGTATACCACAAATGCCGGTTGATAAAGGTTGTATAGTTCGCCTAAGAACTGGTCCGCTTCGGCAATCTTGTTGGGGTCAAACTTGATTTTTGCTAATATCTCTTGTTCCTGAAGCAACCTCTGTTTCTTTGTGTAGTTGCTAAACAATGTTTCAACGTTCTTGACTGCACCCCATGTTTTTTTATTCATATCCATCATTAGCTTATATTGCTCAATGAGGTCTGTTTCATTCAAAATAGACGCCGGTATATCCTTAGCATAAGGCAATTTTTTCAGCGTATTGTCCACAACCATCTGTGGAAGCTGTCTGTCAAGGTATTTTCTTTCTTTTGGATCTTTTGCTAGTTCATCTAGGAAAATGGCGATAGTTGCAGAACCAAGCGACGCCGGTGAAATTTTTGGGGTTCCCGACTTCATCTTTCCATTTAGATAAAGTTCCGCTTCGTCTGCTCTGAAAACGGATTGAGTTCTAAAGAAATCGGTGTCTATTATGTTCTTGGGAGGTATGGGGACGGAATTCATTCTCCATCTTCCGTCCTTGAATACAATACCGTGCTGCTTCAAGAAATCTTCAAATTGAACTGGATCCATTAGAATTCTCCGTTAGTTTGCCTTTGAAAAATAATAAAGTTCAGCATAATTCAAAAAAAGAAGCGGAAGAAACCGAAGTTTTTCCGCTAATTCCATCAACACCTTTATAAATTATCGTAAAATCAACCCTTCAGGATGTGTTCCATCGGACTGGCTATATCTGCGGGCAAGATAATCTCATACTTGTCTTCTGATGGAATGACTGCCAGTCCACCCCATGTTCCATGAAGCTGGCCCAGGTGGTCAACCCTAGTCACCGTTCCGTCTTTGCCGTTGTATTGAGGGTCGCTTTTCATCTCGATAATCTTTATCAGATCACCGACATGGGCGTTAGTTCGCACGAGAACCTCGGCGTTCGCCTGAATGGTCTTTTTGATTTCGTCTTCGACTTTTCTGGGTTTCTTTTCTTCGGACATGATTATAACTAAATGATTTTACCTTCTTTGGCCATTTTTTCTTTCACATTACTCCATTCACGAGAGAGATGATTCTTTACTTCTCTAACAAAGTCAATTACAACATCTTCGTCTATCACTCTCCATTCGTTATCTAAACTCTTTTGAGTACATTTTCTAAGCACATAAATCTGGTCTATTCTGGAATAGGCTGGATCAACATCCAACGAAACATCATAAGCTTCGGTAATAATGAAAAAAAGCGAATACGGATTTCCTGATTTGATTTTTTCTGCTGTTGCGATTGAACCTTCTAACATCGTTTTGTCAATATATGTTTTGCATTCGGCCGCAATAACAGGAAGCTTTATAGATTGTTTTTTATCAGCAATATTCAATTCGAGAGTCTTATAGATTGCAAAATCTTGGTCTTTTTCGTTCACACCTATTTCAGGTGACTTCACAAACTCTTCAAGATTTGTTGCAGCGAAATACAAATTTGTATAAGCTTTTGCTGCCCCGCTTTCAATTTTGTGTGGACTAAGCTTTTTGTTGACAGAATCAACTACATCTTTGAAAAGGATGTAGCAAAATTCTTCAAGAATTGTTGGACGGAATTTACTTTGTGAGGTGAAAAAATAATCGTAACTATGGCTGTGAATATAGTTGTAATACTTATTCACCTCCTTTACTCGCTCTCGAACATCTTGGTCACTGCATCCGGTTATCGAAAGATTTTTCTTCAGATAACTATAATAAACCTGAACAAGTTCATCTAACACACTTCGTTGCAATTCTTTCAACTTCGATTTGTTTTTGGCAATATAGTTTGATGCGTGAATCAAACCAGGATATGTTTTTTTTGACTCAACCAGAAAGTCATAAATTTCTTTTGCCTGCATAGATGACCTCACTATTGTGTTTCAGAATAATAAGTTTATTAGTAATCTATACTAATTCTTTCTTATTGTCAAGAGACTATCAAACTAATCCCATAAGGTTGTTTCGTATTTTTCAGGTGTTTCTGTTTTGATTTTGCCTATATTTTTTAGATATTTGGATATCGCAGACCCAAGAGCCTTTGCTAGTAACGGAGGAACGGCATTTCCAATTTGTTGATATTGGGATAAGTTTTTTTCCCAAGACATTGTGGTTCGTTTGCCTTGGAATATATACCAATCAGGGAATGATTGTAAACGAGCGCCCTCTCGTGCAGTATAGTTTCTATTGGCATGAGGATGAACAAAATTGCTTTGAAAACTTGCTGGCACCGTTGGCGATGGCAAATTTGGATATGGACGCATGTTGTTTTGCGAGTAGGTTTTTCCGCTTATTTGAGAGGCGTTTCCTCGCTGACGTTGCTTATGTTCATCGGGAACATCGGCTACAGATTGCCCATATTGTATTTGAGCAAATCTTTCGACAAGTCTAGGAGTATGTCGCATAGAAATATGGTTTGATACACGGTCACATCCTTTTCGACACCATCTTTGGAATGTATTTTGAGGTGCAATAGGATAGATTGCGTTTTCAACGCCTTCGCCAGCACTCAATACAGGCAAATCACTAATGGCCTCATCTATAGAAATTTTACCTGGAATTTCTGACGGAATTAGTTTTGACGGTGCAAACGGCAAATCTTTGCGAATCCCTATAAAGAAAACTCGGTGACGTGATTGCGGAACGCCGTATTTGTCGGCTGTGAGTTTGAATATATGAACATTGTATCCAGCATCGTTCGCAACTTTCAGAATTAGTTGATGAACGACTTCGCGTTTTTTTGTTAGTGCAGAAAGGATGCCGGGCACATTCTCCATGACAAAGAATTTGGGTTTCAAATCACGTACAAAGCGCATATAGTCCATAAACAGACTATTGCGAGGGTCTTTCGGGTCTCTGTTTCCACTCAAAGAAAAACCTTGGCATGGTGGACCTCCAACAATTCCATCAATAGCGTATGGCTTTACACCCAGAAACTCTAAAGGCTTGTCGATTTTGGTGATGTCAACAACATGAACATTTGTATTCTTTCTATTGAAGGCATAGGTCTGCGCTGCCCACGCATCTTTTTCAACGGCTGCAATCGGATGAAAGCCTGCCAATTCAAAGCCGAGACTCATTCCACCGCATCCAGCAAAAAGATCGACTATCGTAAAATCACTTTTCTTCATAAAATGCAAAATAAAAAAATCAGATGTCAGTAAATTGACATTATCAGACTTTTTTTCGTTTTTTCATAAATAAGAATGGAGGGGCTTATCTATGGCAAAGCAGAAAAACACAGGCAAAGCGCCGGAACCTAAGGTAGAGGTCGATTCACGCGAATTATGCGAAATTTTGGTCAAAATCAACATTTTGATAGAAATCTTGGAACGAATAGAGTCCAATTTAAACGGAGGTTTCTAGTATGGGCGACATATACAGAGATTATCACGGAAGGTTCGTTTCCGGCGCACCTTGGCAATACAAGAAAGAACACGCTCCCACAAGGGGCTTAGACGCCGAAAGAAATAAACTTTGTTGGGAAATTATGGACTGGTTACAGGAAAACATAGTCGAGCCTGACCTTGTTGAAAACGAATTCAACCATGATATAGTTCAAATTTGGTTTATGATTATGAATTTCGGCTATTCGAACATTCATCTAGTAGAAAATCCAGAAAACGACAATAGGATTGTAAGGTTCTTTTCCTATATCCAGGACTATATGCCGGAAGAAATGCGAAATCGCGAAATGTATAAGTACCGGCAAAGTGACAAAAGGTTGAGCGAAACTTTCGAACACTGGTTTTTCGAATGCAAGCAGAAACTCCAGAATTATCTCGCACAACAGTATTTTGTTAAAGGCCGGATGAAAGACTTGGAAATTCTAAAACGCCGTTATAAAGAAAACTGGAGCGAATCCAAGGTGATTGATCTTACTGCCGATGCGAACATGAAGGTGGACAAGGACTCCAAACTGGAAATAAAGATTGTTGACGCATAGGTCTTCGAAATAAATTCAAATCTAGGTCGGGTGTAAAAGCCTGACCTTTCTTATATAAAAACGCAGGAAATCCAACCTCATAAATAAAAAAAAAGTTTATGAGGTGGAGTTTTGACAAAAGAATTCAAGTCTTTTTATAAGAATGTAGGTGGCAACGAAGGAAGTAAATGTAAATACCCTTGCAGATTGGACGTTTATGGCTGCGGCTGTTCGCATGACTGCAAATACTGCTACGCAAAATCGCTCTTGAGTTTTAGGAAGCTATGGAATCCGCAAGACCCTTCCGTCGCTGATTTAGGCAAGATTAGGAAACAGGTCGAAAAAATAGCCAAGGGCATGTGTGGAGAGATTAGGGCCGTAAGGCTCGGTGGAATGACAGACTGTTTTCAGCCTATAGAAACCACACACAAGTTAGCATACGAAACAATCAGAATCCTAAACGAATTCAAGGTTCCCTACCTGATTGTCACGAAGAGTGATTTGGTCGCTTCGGACGAATACATGACCATTCTTGACAAGGACCTTGCACATATTCAGATAACGGTCACTACAACTGACGATGATTTGAGTATGAGCTACGAGAAGGCCGTAGTTCCTAGCAGACGAATAAAAGCCATTGAGAAGCTGCAAGAAAATGGTTTCGATGTAGCCCTAAGACTTAGCCCTTTTATCCCTGAATATGTGGATTTATCCGTGTTGAATGCTGTAAAGTGCGATAAAATCCAGGTTGAATTCCTAAGGGTGAATTCGTGGATTCAGAAGTGGTTTGACATTGACTACACGCCATACACAGTCAAACAGAGCGGCTACTTGCACAGAACCCTAGAAGACAAGATTAGTTTGCTAAAGGGTATTACGGGCTTCAAGCAGGTTAGCGTATGCGAGGACGAAACCGAAGCCTATGAGTATTGGAAGAATCACTTCAATCCCAATCCAAACGACTGTTGCAATCTTCGCTTATAAAAGATATTGTTCTCTATCAGCACCCAAATATTTTATATCCGTGCTTTTGCATGAGATTTTCACATGCTTCGTGAGTTGGGTTTCGCTGAAGTTTGATGAACTCGATTTCTTCGACATCGTAAACTTCGACACGGCGATTGTCATTTGTGTATAATTCCAATTCGTGGCCATCGTATTCAGCAGTATGGAATAAATTGCTGTCGATGTCATTTATGATATTGTCAATAATCATTTTTCCTCGTTGTTCGGATTGTTTGTATTTGTTTGAATATAATCAATTACCATTGGAACGTCAAACGCAACCGTTACATCTTTTTATAAAAAACATGCTCCCGAAAAACTTGTGTCCGCTATTGTATATAAAGATATAAGACCTACTAATCCATAAATAATAAATGGAATTAGAGGTCAAATTATTACCAGTACAGAAAGCTTTATACAAATCAGAAAAGCAGATAGCGGGGATCTATTCAGCGAGAGGCGTGGGCAAATCCTACGTCCTTTCTTTTTTGATAGCCATCGCCGTTCTGAAAGGCGAAAGAGTTCTGGCTTTTTCCCAGACATACAAGAGCCTTAGCCAAAACCTGTTTGACGAGGTTCTAAAGCGTTTCGAAACACTGAAAATCCAGCCCACCTACAACAAGGGAGCGATGACGATTCAGTATGGCAACGGAATCTGTTTCGGCTATACCTACGAAAACGTTGAAAGCTGTCGTGGCCTTACCGAGATAAACTGGCTAATTCTTGACGAATTAGCGCTTGCTCCACCCGGCATATTCTCCATTACGGCACCTTGCTTGCGTGGAAATTTCGTTCCGAAGATTCGTTTCTGCTCCACACCAAGAAAAGGGTCTGTTTGGGATCGATGGGTCAAAGAGAACGCAAAGACCGGCAAACTGGAGTATTTCACGGCTAAAATGGCCGACAATACGTTTATCAGCAAAGAGTCTTTGGACTTGTCGATGAACGCAATCACTGATGAAAAACTCTATCGACAAGAAATCTACGGCGAGATTTTGGAAGATTCCGATGATTCTTGCATAGTGTCAGAACACGATTTCAGCGACAAATTCGTGGATAATTCCCAGAATTACCCTATTATAGTTGGAATTGACGGTTCCGGACAAGGTAGGGACAAATCGGTAATTTGCATCAGAAAGGGCAATAGGATTGTCGATATTTCTAAATATGACAGGCTCGATCCGTTTGATGCAAGCTCGTTTATCAAAAGAAAACTCCTTGCCAAGGGCTTCAATCCGTCCGACATCTACGAGATAAACATCGATATGGGCTATGGCGAGGGGCTTTATGCCGTTCTTTCCAGGGAATACGGCAATGTGAACCTTGTTCCATTCGCAGGCAAAGCAGAAAATGTGTCCTACAGCAATAAACGTTCAGAGATGTATTTCAACCTCGCCAAGGCCATAAAAAACGGCCTGTATATCGACGACAAGGACCTAAAAGAAGAGCTTCTCAATACCAGATTTCTTTTGGATAAGTCGGACAGATATTTGCTTGTGCCCAAGGAAGAAATCAAGTTGATTCTGAACCGTTCGCCTGATACTGCCGACGCGTTGGCGCTCACTTTCTGTGAAGAAGATTCCGTGAATTCGCACGTAGTCAACAAAATCGACAGAAAAAGATACGCACGAAAAGTTATGGGCAATTTAGAGGACTGACTAAAAATCTTTTCTCAATTCAGCCATTCCTATAAGTTGATTCAAGAATTCATATTGCGCTTTTGATGTGCCGTCAGGTATATCTACTTGGCAGTTATATGTTTTTGACAAACAACTTATCATTTGAGGTAAAGCTTTTCTTGTAAAATCTATTTTTATAGGTGTATGTTTTTGGGTGAAGATAAGGTCTTCAAATTCTTCAGCTTTATTGGTAAATGACCTAGACTCAAACATAATGGCGTTATACACAAATGAAAATATTTTTGTGTTTTCATCATAATCTAAAACACTTGCTAATTTTTCAGGGACATAGTTATAAAAACGCAGTTTCATACAAATCCTTTTTTTTTTTTTCTGAATGTAGCAAATCTTTTCATCTCATAAATAAATCGGTTCCGCGAATGTGCCGCGGGCCAGTTTTCAACGCACAATTATGAGGTGGAAAATGAGTAAACTCGATGAAGTAATGAGTTCAATAGACAACGAATCAAAAAACAAGCCAGAAACAAGCCCAGAACTCACCGAACAGAAAAGCCTAGCAAACGCTAGTCAGAGCGCGACGGAGAGCCCAGAAGCGCCCCAAAACGCGAATATGGACGACGAAATAGACATTTCTGAGGAACCGGAGCCGAAAAAGGACCAAAAAGCCGATAAAAGCCAGTTTTCGGACCTCGAAAAGGCTGAATTCTCCTTCAAGAAGCAGCTAGGCAAACAGAAGCAGAAATACGAGTCAATTTTGGCCGACCAGAAGAAGGCTTTCGCCAGTCTCCAGGAGCGATTGGAAAAGCTCGAGAACCCGGACAAATACAAGGAAAAGTTCAGAGAAAACTTTCAGACTGACGACGAATACATTGACTACATCGTCCAGCAACGAATGAACAAGATTCTAGACGAGCAAAACGAAAAGGCCATGAAAGACCGTGAAGAAGAAGCCAAGGCCGAAGAAGCACGCGAATTCATCGACAAGAACATTGAAACCTGTTTCACTACGGACGAAGCGAGAACCGACTATTTCAACACCGTGAAGGCTGCTTTCGACGAAGGTCTCCAAGAACTGATGGATAAAGAAAAGTATGTAGCCGAATACATCATGCGAAATCCTAACGGTCCTAGAATCCTATACGAACTAGCCAAGGACAAGGAGAAGGTCAGGCAGATTTACAGCCAGGGCGACCCGATGAGCCGTCTTTTCGAACTGAAAATGATTGAGCGCGAAATCCTAACCAAGCCTGCTGCGGACAAATCGAATCCGAACTTGCAGAAAGCCATAGGGAAACCTGGAATCAGCAAAGAGACAACGGCGGATATCTTCAGCAACAAAGACGATTTAAAACGATTTATCAGAATGAGATAATAAAAAAAGAAACCGGGCTTGAAACCCGGTTTTTCTTTATTCAATGCCAGAAGCAAGAAAAGCGCCTTCTACAGATTTGGTATAATACGCTAATATCTTCGATTCGTCTTTGCTATAGATTGTTATAAGTGTATCGTCCTGATCCATTCTAACATCTTCCCATACTCTGTATGGGTCTTTAGACAAAGAATAAAAAATCTTTACTTTCTTGTATAATTTAAAATAAGAGTCTGGATTGGGAGTATCTCCAATCGGTAAATTCGTAATACCGCTATATATCACACAATCTAGGCATTCGGCACAAAATTCATCTACATTGTATTTTTTTGAACCAATCGTAAATGATTGTGATTTGTTGTTGGGCTCTGTGAAACATTCATCATAATACGATTCAATGAAATTATTGACCTGTTGAAATAGGTTGATTTGCCTGCATTTTGTATAAGGGTTCGGAATAAAACAATCCATAATTCATCCTTTGAATAATTCATACAAAATATAAAAAAGAATCTCATAAATAATACAAATGGTTTCTCGAGAATCCAGCTAATTCGCTTGAAACCGACTGTTTGGGCTGTTCAGGATAAAAAACAAGCGTATTTCCATGCCTTCAACGGCGAACTTGCCAAGGGTCCAGCTAACCTGAGGTCGCTTGAAATGGACAGGTGGTTGACAGAAAAAACGTTTGAGTAAATCAAATCACAATTCATTTATGAGGGGTTAAATCCATGAACAATTTTACTAACAATAAGAAGACACAAATGATTGCTGCGGTCGTGGCAGATAATATGGACTATGTGAAAAAGTCAAAGTCCTACCTGTCAGAATCGGAGCTCAAAGACAAGAAATATGGCCGTTCCTATACAGTCTATATTCCAGATCCGGGTAAGGTAAAAGACGGTCTTGTCGCAGATCCAGATACGATTGATGAAATCGAGATGACTATACGTCTCGAAAATAAGAACACTTCTTGTGAAATCGACGCCTGGAACGAATTAGTTGACAAAGAATCGTTTAGAGATGAAATCGCACTTCCACGCGGTCGTAAGCTCGCAATGTCCGTCCAGAAAGATGTCATCGACAATACAATCTTCCAGGCTACTCAGGCCACGGTCGCTTCCGCTGCTAATTTTGCGGCTTTGTCCGAAGCTTCCAACAAGCTTGAAGAAGTCGCTGTCGGTGGAACGAAGGTTTTCTTCAACTCTCCGACTGTAAACGGCAAGATTGCTGCTGGTGGACTTTCGAACTTCATTCCAGATTCTATCCAGAAAGACATTTATGGAAAAAATTATTTAGGTGAATACGCTCTTGCTTCTCAGATTACTTTGGCCGGGATGCCTGTTGTTACCGCTGGCGCTACTGCTTGCACAATCACAGGTACAGCCGTAAAGGGTGAAGACGCATTCTCTGGCACTACAATCGGTTATGAACCTATTACAGAAGTAACTTGTGCAGGCGGCAAGAAGGGTGAAGTATTCTCCGTTGACGGTCTCAAAATCGTTGACGTGAACGGTATGCCGACCGACCAGGACTACAACGTAATTCTCGCAAGCGATGCAGATGCAAACAACAAGTGCAAGGTTGCTCCTATTCGTGCTAGCTTATACGCTACAGTTAGCGGCACCGATTTCGACAACTACAACAATCCGAACGCATGGTTTGGCACATCCTTCACTGGATTCGATGCTACTCCGTTGCTCACTTCTGGCGCTTCTTACTATGTAGGCGTTTGTCGTGAAGAAGATGCTTTGGCTTTTGATACCTATAAGTTCGCTGACTTACCAGGTTCTGAAAATTCTACTGAAACCATCGACGGCGTTTCTGTAAAGATGAGCCAGTATGGCGACGGTAAGAACATGCAGGCCTTGGTTCGTCTCGACTGTCCGTATGCAGCAGGTATTCCGGATGCACGCAGACAAAGCGTTCTCTACGTCAAGAAGTAAAGACTAGCGAAAAGTTCAAAAGAAGCTCCTGTTCCAACAGGGGCTTTCTTCATGCCATAAATAATTAGAGGTGAGCATGATTTCGATAAATGAACTAATTCAACAGGCTTATACAAGGTGCGGTTTGGTAGGTGAAGGCCAGTCGGTAAACGGAACGAAGGCAATGTCGGCTTTGCACGAACTAAACGACCTTATTCAGATTTTGAACCAGCAAGAATATATCAGCGATAATTTGCGCGTGTTCGATATTCGCAAGACTGATACAATCACAATCGGGAACGGTCCCGATTTCGACATTCAAGTTTCAAGGGTTCCGTCACATATCAAGTCGGTTTCGCGCAAGGTAGCGGAACGTTTCGTGACACTGATTCCGTCAAATCTTGAAGCCTTGAATTCTACAGACAAGGGGCATCTTGCAACACAGTTCACATACAATGTCGATTATGACCCGAACGCACGAACAAATCAGCACCCACGTTCAAACGCTTTCGTGGTAGAGCACAGCTCTGATTTGCCCGAATGCAAGGAAGAATACGTTCAAAACGATTATCACTGGTATGCGACCGCCGAAAATGCTTGGGGTTTTGCGATGGGTGTTGGAACACCTTCTGGCCCTATTTACGTGTGGGCAACCTATGGCGGGGCACCTACGCAACAGCAACTTGACGGTGCAATCTACGAATATGACCATGGGCAAATGAAAGGGACAATCAGCTTGGATTCTAACCAGTCATCCACATACAAGGTGATTTTCTTCGATGTAATTCCGAACTACGAACTTTCCGACAAGATTCAGCTACAGGACATGTATAAAAGCCTGTTGCTTGCCGGTCTCACATACAGACTCGCCGTGCGTTTCAAACTACAGGACTGGCTGCAAGTCTATAAGGATGATTTCGAAGACCAGAAGTCAATCATAAAGCGAATAAACTCGACCAATAGGAACATGGTGTGGAACACCCTTGAAAGCTCCTATATGGACGACTACGTGAACGGAAGAAACGGTTTCGGGTGGTAATATGGGAAAAGTAAGCGTAGTTCACAATCTCATAGGCGGGCAAACTAAGGCAAAATTCCCTAATATGATGGGTTCTGCCTTGTCCGTCAACATGTATTCAGAAAGCAATGCCGGCATAACTTACCAGAAGTCTATTCCAGGTGTGAAGTTCAAGAAAAGACTGAACAATTCGAGCGGTGCGGCTTGCCATGGCTCGTTTGTCGCTTCTACTGGTCTTGATTCCAACGAGAATATGCCCGACGCCTTTTTCGTGATAAATGACATCTTATACAGGGTTGATTATGGTTGGCACTCGTTTGCCTTGGGCTATGTCTCGGCTGGTTCATATCCGACATTTGCTGAAACTGGTGGAGAACGACCTTTTCTCTTGATTGCTGATGGTGCGAATCTTTGGTGCTATGACCTGAAAAATGGCGGTCAACTCCAAAGCATTACTTTGCCAAAGAGAATCACCGACAACACAACATTCATAAAGCCTTCGCACGTCCAGGTAGTTTCTGGTTCGATTATCGTCAATGACGTTGGAACTGGCTATGCCTACTACTCTATACCTTATCCCTTGTCGCAAGAGACAAGGGAGGTTTACGAGATTATCGACGGTAAAGTCCAATACTTACCCGACAATGTGACACCGAAAACAATTACGGTCCAGTCGAAAGAATATGTGTTCTTGGATGACTACGGGGCTCCGCAATACAAGAACGGTGAATCCAATTCCGACTCTATTTCTGCTTTATACGCGATTGGTTCGGATTTGGTCGTTTTCGGCCCTAAATCGATTGAGTTCTGGCAACGTGGATCGAATGAATACGAAACCTGGACTCGCACAAGCTACACGTTCAACCGTGAAATAGGTCTCGATGCGCCGACAAGCGTTTCTTCGGTCAACAACGCCGTTCTTTTCGTTTCCAATGGAATGAACGCCGGAAGGGCTGTTTTCGCCATTACTGGAACGGAATTCACCAAGATTTCGGAAACATGGCTTGACGAAATCCTTGACAAGTCCGCTACGGACAATATAGTGGGCTTTTCCTATTCAAGGTCGAATCATGCCTTTTATTGCATCTATATCCCTAGTATTTCCAGAACTTTCTGCTATGACCTTTCGACAAAGGAGTGGTCGGAAAGAAGTTCCAGAAATCCAAAGACCGGCAAGGATATGGCTTGGAACCTAGTTTACCCGGTATGGTTCGACAATTTGACCGTTTTCGGACATATCAAGGATGGTTCTATTGTCTATCTCGATGACGATTTCCATGAGGAAGAAATCAGTTCTGCAAGCAAGGTAGCACTGATTCGTAAGAGACAGACACCGGTCATAATGAACAATTACCAGCCATTCATCTTTGACGAACTAGGCGTGGAGATGAACACCGGCACGATTGCCGACTATTCGATAAATCCGAAAATTCAGCTCGAAATCTCGGAAGATGGCGGCTATTCATTCACCAATACAATTCTGGAAGAATGCGGAAAGGTCGGCCAGTATTTCTACAGGGTGAAGTTTCTCGGGTTGGGCGAACAGCGTCTTTGTGTAGTTCGTTTGACATTCAGCGAACCTATGGACTTGACTTTCACAAATGCGAGCGTAAGGACCACGCCGCTCACTTATCCGATGTAGGCAAGCTATGATGAACGAAAAACTACAACGAAACGTGCAGATAAACGGGACAAGCCCCATGAATGATGTATTGGGAGCTCTTGACGGCATTTGGTCCTCTAGCACCGTGAACGGATGGAATGACGTTCATATTTCAAGCCGTTTCGAAATATGGAATAGGTGGTGCGACTCTGCGGGCTCTTATCTCTTGCCGAGAATTGCGGACAAGACACTAATGGCGAAGATTTTCAACAGCGACGGAACGGTCACTTGCTCCGTAGTAAGGATTGGACAGGCTGCAATCTGGGTGAACAAGCCCTGCTATGTGGAGATTGTGAACTTGTCGGAGAATAAATAATTAGGGGGTTTTATGTTAGACATTTTTAGACCGAGTAAATGGAAAGGATGGGGCGACAATCCCATAACAAACACTTTCAAGCCTTCTCACTGGAACGGGATTCTTGACAATCCAATCGTCAATGGTGTGGAAGACTTTTACAACACGGCCACTTTACAGGATGATGACGATATATTCAGCAAGATTCCGTCAATTTCAAATGGTTTCGGCACATCGAATGGCCTTGATTTTTCAAAAGGTCAATTTGGTGGCTTTATGAATTTCGGCGATCCGTTTTCAAACGAGGACAATATAAACGAAGCGCTTGGTTCCATAGACAATGCAGGCGAAGCAATCGGGGCAAACTATGTGACAACTCAGGGTATGTTGCAAAGATACCTGAATTCAGTAAATGATTTGTATGGAGATTCCAAGGCGAACAGGGACAGCGCTCTTGCAGAATACAAGGATGTTGGTGCATACAATCCGGAGTCCTATTCGTTCAAGGGCAAAGTAGAAGACTACATGAGCCCGGCAAAAGAAATGCGCATAAAAGAAGCCAATAACGCCATAACCAAATCTCAGGCCAACGCCGGCAACATGTTCAGTTCTGATTATTTGGACGCATTGAACGCCAAATCTCAAGCGATTGCAAGCGAAGAATACGACAAGGCTTTCGATAGGTATATGAACGACAGGGATAAATCCTTGAACGAATGGAAGGCCAACCAGGAAGAAAAACAGAAGGCCTATGACACGAAGGCTGATTTATACAAGAATCTGGCTAATTCATACGGAAACGACTTGACAAACTACAGCAACGGTCTTTCTGACTACTACTCGAATTTGATTGACTCAAGCAACGCATACACGCAGGGACTAATCGATTTGAATACGGCTGCGGCAAATGTCAAGGCGCAAGAAAAGGGCTTCATGGATAACTTGGGAGGCATTGGCGGGCTTCTCGGTGGCATTGCAGCCGTTGCGGCGCTTGCATAAGGGGGTAAAATGGGATTGAGTAATATAAACTGGAGATTTTCTATTCCAGAAATACGTGTAAAAGAAAACACCCTCGGGCAAGGTCTCGCAGGTCTCGGACAAGGTTTACAGACGGCAGCAAACGCATTCATTGCCAGAGACCAGAGAAGGGTTGCCGAAGAAGACAGGCAAAGACAAATTGCGGAAGAAGAACGCTTGAAGGCAATCGATGAAGAAATGGCTCAGCTCATGGAACAACAGGCAAATGCGCCTAAACAGATCGAATCCATGACGAACGAAAAGAACCAGAAGTTGCTTGCCCTGACAAACGAGGAAAACAGCTTGAAGCAGCAACTACAGGGACTAAGACAGAGACTGGAACAGGTTCAAAGTCAGACTTTCCAGGCTCCGGCAGTAAACAGCGTTCAGCCACAGGACTACACAAACGAGGGGGTAAACGATGGGAGCTTATAATTGGAACAACCCGGGCGAATCATACGCATTGGCACAGGAACAGGCAACGTTTGCCCAGAATCAACATCAAGAAATCTCACAGATTCAGGCTCAAATCAACCAGATTGAAGGCCGTCTCGCGCAAATTAGCGAAGAAAAGAAAAGGATTGAATCCGATTTCGTCACAGGCAAAGAACGCTTTGACCAGTCCACAAAAAATCTGGAAAACAAGATGGCTGCGCTTATGGCTAGACGAGGTGACCAGGGCAATTTCTGGAAATGGAAACGACAAACGGACAATTACGGCCAAGAAACCGAATCCTACAACGATTTACAGAGAATCGAGCTCATGAACGAAGCCAACAACAAGGTAAACGAAGCCATGAAGAATCTTTCTTCCGCTTCGGGCGAACTAAATACGCAGATTGCGATGGACGCTCTCAAACAGGCCATAAGCTCTCGTGACGCATTGAGAAAGAAGCTCGGCATGACTGGCGACAATTCCGACATCCAGACGATGGTAGAAAAGGACAAGGCAGACAAGGCAAAACAGAAAGAGACCGAAGAAGTCATTTCCGGTTACAAGAACCAGGCAAGATTCTTGGCAAACGACAAGCAGATAGAAATCAAGCGTAAGCAGATAATGGATGACGAAAGACTTTCTCAGACCCAGAAAGACCAGTTGCTTAGTATGCCTGAATTCAAGACCCAGGCAGAGAAGAACAGGGACGCAGTAAGGGGCGTTATCGCGAACAAGTCAGGCGAAAAGACCGCCAAGACAATCGACGCCGACAAATTGACCCTTGACCAGTTCTCGGGCAAGCTAGCAAAGGGCGAAGCGCTCACACAGGAAGAAGAAACCGCTTTGGCTAAAAAGAAAGCCGATATTCTGGCAAAATACGAACAGTACACGAAAACGAACGGAAGCAGAAGAAAGACGTTCTGGAAGAAATGGGGCAACATCTTCCAGAAATTCGGATTGGAGGAGTAGAACATGGCACAATTCAGCAAGGCTAAATTACAGGAAGAACTAGAAAACCAGTTATCGGCAAACGCCGACGAAAAGCCGACCACAAGGGACGTGGCCATTTTCGGACTTCTCGACAAAATCGATGAACTGAAAAACGATCAGGCGATAAAAGAGTATTTCAGGGTGAATAATGCCATGATTTCAAAACTGGTTGAACGCGACGAAATGCCTAACTTGTCGCAGATTCTCCATACAGAACCCGATTGGGGCAAAGAAAAAGCTCTTGACCTAAAGAAAATGCTTGGAGAACATGCAATAGACAAATGGGAGCAAGTTCCATGGGACGATATTGTCTATGCGGCAAAGCAAATCGACATGGACCCAATGACGCTTTATAAGGAGTTGGCAAGCCAGGGACAGCAAGAAACACGCCGTAAGATTGCCCATGGCGAAGATTTGGGCGGTTGGTTTGATTCTCCAGAGTCGTTTGCCCATAATTTGGGCGGGGCTGCTCTCACTCTTTTATCTCCGAGAGTCCAAGAAGCAATAGAACGTGGAGAAGACCCAGAATTGAAAGACTATGCCGTTGACGCCATCCAGAATGCTTTATACACAGGCGTAAAGGTTCCGGGCTCAGGCAAACTACTTTCGCTTATCGGTGGCAAGGCTCCGAAGGTTGCGAATTCAGCGGCTGCAAAGGTTATCGGCGGCACGGCTAAGAACGCAAGAAATCCGGTCGCCATGGAATTTATCGACGATGCAGTTTATGACGACGAAAATAATCCGAGATCCGAAGCGAAGATTTCCGACATGATTGTGGGAACTGGAATGAATGCGACCGCACCAATCCTCACGAAAGTCGCAGGCATGAAACTTGCCCGAATGGACCAGGGCATGGGCAAAAGAGATCGTTCCATAGGCACCATGCTTGAAAACTGGGGTGAAGGCCAGACACCCAAAGAAATCGCGGACAAGGTTCAGCAAGAATGGCTAAAAGGCAAAAGCGACAAGTTCGTGGAAAACATGCTACCTGGAACGCTTACCCAGCAAGAATGGAATGCCCTTACAGGCCCCGACAAGATAACGACATTACAGGACAAGATTCTGCACGGCATATCGTCTCAACCTGGAAAGAATTTCAGGGAAAAGCTCGCCAAGTATAAAAACACCTTGTCCGAAGCCGAAAAGAAAGAACTCTCCAAGGTATTCCCGAACGAAAAGGAACTTGTCGAACTCTACAGAAAGACAGACTATCCTTTGTCGGAAGGTGCGAAGTCACGAACAAGGCTTGACCTAGAAAACGGTTCTTCCAACTTTATCGTGAACGAACTAGGCGACAACGCATATTCCGATGAAAATTCCAGAATTGGAATGATGATTCCGTTTGTCCGTGAAGCATTGGAAAACCTTGAAGAAAAACAGGCCGAAGACGAATACGAACGAAACAAGCGCAAGGCTTACGAACTATACAGCATAAAGAGTTTATTGGGGGAATAAATGAGGTCGATTAGAGACATGCTTTCTGAAAACGGACGACTTAGTTCAAAAGGCCATAGGGCTCACCATAGATGGCGCTTTGTCGCTAATCCTAACTGTTGCGAAAAATGCCGTGAGATGAACGGACAGGTTGCTTATGGACCGAAGCCTGTTTGGTATGGCCACGCACAAGATAGAGAAGGCCGGTATAATTGCAGATGTAGATGGGTTCGTGACTACTAAAATGCCCCGGTCATAAATAAAACGTGGCAAGCGCTAAAGAATTATGGCCTGCCCGGGGAGATTTATGATCGAGAGTATTGACGAATTGTTGGATGAATATAGGAAATTCCAGAAACGAAGCCATGATTATTACAAGGACTTCTACGAACGAATTAGGGATGACAGGGACTTTCTTTCTGGAAAACACTTTGACGACACGGATGATAAACGCTTTGGAAAAAGTCGTTTAAAAGGCCAAATAGACATCGTTTCAAATACTGTCAGAACTATTGCGAATCAATATAGTTCTAGTCCTTATACATGGGTTACTTCTGATGAATCAGTAAATGACCTGGCATCAAATTTTCTAAACGAAACAAACGTCAAGTCAAATATAGCGCAAGGCCTTAGAAATGCCGTCGCTTTTGGCCTTGGCTATATCGTTTTAACTACCGATGAAGACCGAAATGGAAATGTAGTTCCAGCGCTTTATTCAATACCAAAAGTGACAAATGTTTTATATGACCCTGACTCTGCACAAATCGATGGTTCAGATGCGAATAAGTGCATAATAGTCGATATAAAATCCAAAGACTACATACGAAGCACATACGGTGACGAATTTGTCACCGAAAAGAACAAGAAACCCCTTTTCGACATTGACGAAGAATACGGCGAGGATGAAATGCCTGTCATTACCTACTACGTCAAGGGTAAAGGGACCGTCACCATCTACAAACTGTTGAATTCGGGATTGTTGGAAGAACCTGTTGAACTCATGCTTGACAGGTTGCCTGTAATACCGATTTATGGCGAAGAAATCTTCATCGATGACAAGTTATCCTACAGGGGTATCGTTCGCCAAGTAAAGCCTATCCAGAAACTCATCGACTACACATATTCACAACTTTGCGAAAGACTCGCCAAGAGTCCTAAAAACGCATGGATTGGCACCAAAGAAGCATTGGAAGGCTACGAAGACTATTATAAGAACTTCGACAAATCAGTCAATCCGTTACTCATTTTCAACAAGTACGACAGTGCGAAAAAAGAAAACCAACCGCCACAACGTCAGGACATGACGATCCAATATGCGGACCTTACAACGGTCTTGCAGAATTCTCTTAGTCTTATGCAAAATATCACCGGTGTTTCAAGCGTCGGAATTCCGGACCAGAAAGGCGAAATCACTGCGACAGAAGCGCTTATCAGTGCAAAGTCCTACTCGAACAATATACGCAATTTCTTTGACAATTTAAAAGAGTCCTTCAAGTCTGCCGGATTCGTATTTCTACAGCTTTTGGGCCTTGATTTGGATGTGAGAGTGGAACAGGGTCCCGAAGACCAAATGTCTCGCCAGAGTGCACGTGCGGAACTCATGCAGCTTGCTCAATTAGTTCCCGAAGAAAAGCGCCTTGATTTGGTCGGTGCGATTACTTCGACACTAGACAATAACCAGTTCATACGAAAGTTCAACATGGCTTTGTTCGATGGCACAAGTCCAGAAATCGTTCGTATGCAGCAGCAAATGCAACAGATGCAGGCACAGTTCCAGGAACAGCTACAGCAACAGCAGCAGGCAAACGAAGAACTCCAGAAACAGTTGCAACAGGCCCAAATCCAGATTGTCGCCATGGAAAACTCAAACAAGACGAATATCGTCATCGAGCAAATGAGAATCCAGGCTGATTTACAGAAAGAGGCCATGAAATTACAGGCGAACGCAGAAGGCGAAGAAAAAGACCGTCTTGTCGAAATGGAAAAAGAAGCCATGAAGCAGCAGAACGAAAACGCGAGATTCGCCGCGAAGATTCAGCAGGAGAACACAAGCAAGATAGCGGAGGTTTTAGGATAGTATGTTAGCGATTTTGAACAGCAACCCTATTTTATCACTGGACGGAAAACCGGTTCACGGTCGTTTTTTCGTTTACCAAAAGGACACGAATCAGGTGGCAGAAGTTCTCACTTATGATTCCAACCGTTCTCTTGTAAGTGGCCAAAACCCGATTTATACGGACATTTATGGATTCCCTGAATATGAAGTGATTCTTGAAGACCAGATTTATTCAGTAGTTGTCGAAAGGTATCTGGGTGACTATAGCGATCCGAAAACGGATGACAGACCCGAAATGTGGAGTGTTTGCAATTCCTACTATCTCGGCGCTCAAATTGACACGGTAGAATCTGGAACAATCTATTCAGTCAGTAGTTTGCCCGACGTTGATGTTGAAATCGGAACAGTCAATGTCATCGGCTACTACAACAGCTTCGACTGCGGACAAAGAACTTATGTATGGGACGAAAACTCCATAGATTTGGCAGATGGCGGCTATGTTTTCCGAAGCAACAAGAGTTCTACAGGTCGATGGATTCTGTTGAACGATTTGCCGTATATTCCGAGCGAATACTACGGTGTTTATCCGGGGCACCTCGAAAACATGAACAAGCTGACGGACTGTCCGGACTCCGTAGGCTATCAGGGACGCGTAAAGGTTCCATCCTGCATAAAGTTCGCTACAGGCACATATAATTTGACAGGTTTGATAAGCACTGGGCTAAGGGCAATTCTTGTTGATAACAAGACTTGCTTTGGAAACCGATACAATGTTTGCTGCCAGGGAATAACGGTTCTTGGAACAGTAAATCCAAGTGGTGGCGAATACATAGGCAAATTAGTTCTTTTCAACTCGCAAGAAACAAGGTATAGCTGGTTTGCTGACATTGATTCATTCTTGACGTGCCCTGCTGAAAAAATGATCGTGGACTCCTACGGCATAAACAACGAACTTGCCCGAGATATTACGCTTCGTTCGGTAAATATCGAATTTGCCGGAGGCCGTCTTTTCTGGACTTCTTCCAATAATTACAAATTGACCGTTGACCATTGCTTGATTGATGGTGAAGCCCAATATATTACGGACGGGGTCACTACGTCTTGGTGGAATTGTTTTAGTGAAAACACGATATTCTCAAACATGGCCTATTCGGATAAGTATGTGAGAGGTGGAAGAAATGCTAGCTCATGGCATAATTGCACCTTGGATATAGACAATTTCGCGAACAAGGAAAATTTCGTTCAGGCAGCTTTGTGGGATGGGCAAACAGTGATTGACCTAAAGGGAAATACCGTTCCAAACTTCATTATAGACAATGCAGAAACTCAAATAACGATTACGAATGGAGTCATAGGAACTTTGCATGTGAATGCGTCAAGATGTGAAGTTTCCATGATAAACTGTATCGCAAATCTCGACATGACCACATACGGACTAGAAGCTTTCTCTTTGACAAACTGCATAGTGGCTGGAAATATCAACGCGACAAACATCATCATCGATTCTTCTCACGTACAAAACAATGTGGAATGCTATGAAATTCTATATGCGACAGACAGCCAGTTTGACGGAAGCATTACAGGCTATACAATCGGGCTTTATGGTTGCATATTGAACGGAATAGTTTGGCCGAAGGACACGAACGGACGAATTGTTGCGATATTCGACAGAAACGTTTTCATGGCTAATTCGTATATAAAATTTGAATCCGACGATAACCAAACAGATCAGGTAAAGCTCACTTTGACGGTGACGAATAATACTTTCTACAGCTTGCAATATGACGGCCTTTATGTTCAGATATTTTCTACGGACGAACGATATTTGCATAACGATCCGACACAGCATACATGGGTATGGGAAGGCAATTCTGGAAATTGCTTGCAAACTCATTTTGAAGCGGTCATGAATATCGACATGAATCCGCAAAATGAAAAGATTGAAAACATTCGCTTCATCAGTTTTGGTCTAATCAGTTATCCGAATACGTTGCCAAATCCGATTTCGGTCTCGCTCAGGGAAATTCCCGCACAAAAGAGCGTTGGCAGCGACCCGGTTCAGCCGGTAGAATACATCGTGACGACAGATAACCAGACAAGTTCTTTCAATATGGTGAAATACAAGTTCAACGACTACTTTGCCCATAGATTCCATCTTGGAAACGGGCATTATTCCGGCAATTACCTAATCACGACAAAGACTATAGGCAGGAACTAGGGAGGGGTTTACATGGCTTTAGCATTATTATTCGACAGCAATCTTCAATTCCAATATAGAAACGGTGCAGTTCTCACAGGCGGCATTCTCAGGGTGTATTACAATTCGACCACCGACAAGGTAGCAACGACTTATTCAGACGCGGCAGGGATAGTAAGAAATCCAGAAGACATCATTCTTGACAGCAATGGACGTGCGACCGTTTATGTCGCCCGAAATTATGTTTACAGGCTTGAGGTTTTCGACCCTGACGGTGATTTGTTATGGACTACCAGAGATATTGAGCCGGCAAGTGGCGTAGAAATCGAGGGGGCAAAATATATCCACATCTTGGGTGACGAGCACATCGGCGTAGAAACTAGAACCGTAAGCAATCACTACTACTATGATTTATCCTTGCAGAATTTGCCCGAATTATCGGCTTCGTGCATTTACAGACCTTGGGCACAACCTGAAACTTCCGGTCAGTTGGTAGTTTACGGTAGCAGATGGCCGACCTATACCATGGCGAGCGTAAATGGCAGGGATATGGGCTATTTGGTCCCAACGGCAAATTCAGCGTCAAATACTGATTTGTTCTTGACGTATAAGGCAGGCGGAGGCGCTGGCGGTCTCGACTGGGTTTCTGCAAGTCCAATCGGTGACGGGAAAGTCGCTGTAAAAGGCGGATGCACGCCGGACTATCTGAAAAACGTCCTTGTCTCCGATTGCGACGAGATAAACTTTACCGTAGTTGGCAACCAGTATAGGGCCGGAATAAACCTTGCCGGAGAAAGTGATCCGAAATTAGCCACTATGGACGAATTCGCTATTGACGGAGCCACTTCCAACTATGGCTCATACGAACTAAGACCAGGTTATAGCAAGCTGATATGGAACGATTCGCACAATCTTTCATACGCATGGCTAAACGCCAAGGTTTACCAGTGCATGCGAATTTCCGACGCTCAGGGCTCTATTACAAAGTGCAATGTGGCAATCTGCGGTTCTGTAAGCATGTTTGACCCGCCAGCCTGTTTGAATATTGGCGTTTTCGATTCTTTGGGCAATTTGCTAGGGATGACCGGCTTGAAGTTTTATGGCGAAGATTTCCATTCTGGAACGGAACTCTGTTTTTTCGATATTACCGAAATCGAGCCAGGTAGTTTGCGCCTAAAACGCAATACAAGGTATATAGTCCAGGTTTGGTCTTGTGGCTTGCAACTGGCTGGAATTGGCCGTGGCGAGACCTACAACTATGTCTATGACTACAATCTTCGCCAGAACCTTACAACAACGACTTCGCAGCCGATGTTCTTTGACCCCAACGGCACTTTCTACGTCGCGCAAGAAATACCGTTCGTGTCTTTCGGTGCTGCTGATATGTCCTAAAGAAATTCCAAAAATTCTCAAAAAACCAAATAAAAAACTTTTTCCGTAAAATCAACAAATTGCTTCTATATTTGTTTATAAATAAAACGACATAAGAAGCAATTTCTACAACTTTTCAAAATTATTTCTTATAAATAAAACATAACAGCGACCGGCGTGAAAGAACGCAACGCAAAAAAGTCCTGGATCAGAGTGGTCTTCCTAAAGCATGGATTTAAACAGTTTGAGAGACGCATGCGAGGCACCTAACGAACCAGGCCGGAGTGAGTAGAGCTCAGGCTCACACTAACGAAAGCAAGGCCCGAAATGTAAGTCCAAACCCATGGCGAAAGTAAACCCTTGACTTGAATCCGAATGAGCAATGAGTTTCATCTAGCAAATGAAACGCTTGAAAGCGCCAAGCATTTATTGATGTAGCCGGTGTACAGCATGACCATCACCGTAAGCAATAAAGTAAGTCTCAATAGTGTTTTTACTATTGTTCTAAACAGCCCAATAGTACATAAAAATTCAAACATATCAACCAATCATTTCGCCCGCAGGGCGTCAGGAACGAGCGTGCGAGTTCCGACAAAACCTTGGCCATACGGCCCTGAGTTTACGAGCGAAGCGAGTCATCGACAAACTTCAACCAATCACGTCAAAACTCTATACACTACAATCTATCAGAAATCCAATGGAATACTATGCACTTGCGAAAGTGCCTATCATCGTTTATATGCCGCTGGCAGCGCTGACGCGTGTCAAACCCGCAAGCGGGTTGGCCGTTGGCCGTCCATTAGTTAAAAAACTTTATATCACAGTGACTTTGACAAGGTCTTTTTGCTTTACACGTAGTAATTATCTTATATTTCCTTGAGAGGTAGTTATATGGATAAAAATTGGTTCGATCAAAATCAGGCTGATTTCTATGGTGTCCCAGTTGAAAAGATAAAGGAAATGACACAGGGTCAACAGCAAGAACCGCCAAAAGAACAGGAACCAGCCAAGAAAAGAATCCTCGTCAAAAAGGATGGGAAGCTCACTTCAATGCTAGTCGATGAAGACGAGTTGAAGGAGATGAACACGCCGAAGTTCCACAAACCAGGAAAATCCGACCCGTTCAAAGAATACAAAAGCGGAACTTTCGGCTCAGACATCCGAAACACGATTTTTGGCAACAAGTGACGAAAAATCTACTACTGACGAAATAAATAATACGTAGTTTCTCCTATAAAAAAAGAACATGGTCATTTAGGCCATGTTTCTTTTTTATTCGTCGTTTTTCTTTTGTCTTCGAATTTTATTATAGTAGTTGGTTACATATCGTTTAACCTTCTCCTTGTTTCGTTTATACCATTCCCGATGATACTCTCTTTGGTAAGCCTTCTTTTGCTCGTTATCTTCTAGCTGGTGTTTGCCCTCGTTTTTCTTGTATTTTTCGCACTTTCTCCAGCCTTCAAGAATCCGTTTTCTGAATTCGGCATTCCATTCTTTTTCAAGCATCTCTTCGGACTTGGCCTTTTTTCTTTCCTCGCTCCATTTTTTACCCATTTACACCCCTTACCTAGTAAAGAAGAAACTCTTCTAAATAACTTTTTTGTGCTTCCAATTCACGCTTCTTCTTTTCGGTCTTGACACATTCGATTGCTTCCAAGGTCTCTTTTTTAGTGATTGGAATCTGCTTTAACAAAACCTTTTTGAAACGTTCTGAACTTATCTTTGCGGCGTTTTTTTCGGACGATTGAAGGCACATATACCTTAGTTCAAGAACTGTAATCAGGTTATCCAATTTGCGCTTTTCTTGTGGCAACTTGTTGAACACAAAATTTATGTAGTCCCAGGTTCTCAACGGAATATCCTTTCTGAACCAGTCCATATATGCGTTTGTGCCAGAAACTACGGGCAAATCAAATTCTTTTACCAACTTTGCTATTTCGGCCTTGTCGTTTACGTTAAACATCGTGAACTTATATTCAAAATTTTTCATTCTAAAAAACTCCTATAAAAAATGTAACGGCCCCATTGCCTTTACTTTTTATTTATAAGGATTGATTTTCAATTTTCGCTTTTTTGAGCCCTTTATTTTTCGCAGCATATTTGCAGTAAACACGCAATTTTTTTACTGCATCGCCGTAGCGTTAGGCACTGTCCTACTTCTCTATACTTCATGTCAAATCAATTCATACATGAGGTAAAACCTATGGACAATAAGGAGCTGCTTCGGCAAGTTTACTTGGAATGCACGCCCGAAGAACGGAAACGTTTCTTAGACGGCATAAAGACGGAAATCAAATTCAAGCCCAAATTTACGGTCGAGACCTTCGACGAACTAATGCGAAAAGAAAGGTTCTCCGAAGGCGTTTGCTGTCCTCATTGCGGCGTGACTCATATCGGCCCGCATGGAAGCTACAAAGGCAACAAGCGCTACATCTGCTATGATTGCGGCAAAACCTTCAATCTTACGACAAAATCAGTTTTCCATTGTCACAAGCAAGATTTGGAAACCTACCTGAAATACATCGAATTGATGATTCACCAGGTCTCTATTCGTGAGGCTGCTAGAATCTGCAAGATTTCCAGGCAAACTTCTTTCTTGTGGCGTCACAAGTTCTTGGACACACTTCAATCAATCGCCGACAAGGTAACGATTGGTGGAATTGTCGAAGCCGATGAAACCTATTTCAAACTTTCTTTCAAAGGTTCTAGAGTTCTTCCTAGAAAACCACACAAGCGAGGGAACGATGTTGAAGGCGCTGGTCTTTCCGAAGAATTCGTCTGCGTCCCTTGTGCCGTTGAACGAAACAAGGCTGCGGACAAGGTAGGAACGATTTCGAGAGCGACAAACCTTGCTACGCCCAATAGAAAAACTCTTCAAGGGCTTTTCGAGAACCGAATCTTGCCCGAATCAATTCTTTGCACTGATGGCAAAGCCGAATACGTTTCCATGGCTGACCAACTCGAATTGCAGACAATTCAACTGAGGCCTACGAAAAAGCACAAAGCATCGGTTCTAAAGACACGTCAGGTAAACTTCCACATCAACCATGTAAACGCTTATCACTCGAACATCAAGAATTTCTTTTCGCCGTTCCGAGGCGTCGCTACCAAATACATCAACAACTATTTGAACTGGAACAATTTCTTGAACCAGCTAAAGAGCGACGAGCCGAAAGAATTCTTGACAAAGCTTTTCGCCAATCAAATCTCAACCGAAAAATCAAAGGAGGTTCAGCAGAAACCAGCAATTCCGTTCAAGACCCATTACGACAAATTCTTCGCTGTCCAGGGAATCTATCTCAAAGGCCCCAACCATGGCAAGAAAGTCAAGCCCATCTTCGGCAAACTCATAGATCTCGACGACAAGAGATTCGAAGATATGAAATTCAACCCTAACAAAGGAAAATAACATGGAAATCCAAAAACCAACAACAGACCAAATCGCTTCTTCCATCTTCTATCGCAGCCTTCAGCCTGTGAAATTCATGGACAAGGGCGAAATCCACATGACGGCGAAAATCGATGAAAAGTACCCGAATGCGGTTATCACGTTCACTTTCACGGACAAAGCGGTGCAGAAGGAATACGAAGACTTCTACAAGCGTGCAGTCGGAACTAGGGACCACATCGTCTTGAAAAACAAGCAGCCCTACCGTGTGAGACTTTGCCAGATTGACTTATTTCTAAACAAGTTCATGACAGGAACGCTTCACACTAGGCACCAACCGTTCTTCACTCCCGAAATTGAAAAGGCCCTGATTGAGCATCCATATCGCTCTCAGGACGGAAAAGGCATGAAAGCCAAGGTAATTGCAAGGTATTTCAACCCGACGGGAACAGGGACTTGGTATGTGACCGAAATGGCCGACTACCTGCACAAAGTAGGAAAGAAAGAAGGCTACAAGACCTACGACAAAGTAGATAAGCAATTCCAATTCCGTCGCATGGAAGACATCATTCTTTTCGGCATTGCTGAACTCGGCTATGAATTCGAATGGGGCTCTTTCAGTATGAACGAACTTGCGAACCTTCTTTTGCCGCACGGTCTCGAAATTGAAAGGGATGAACACATCGAGCCGCTCAAATATACGCTCGAAGAATGTTTCAAGATGTATAATGAGCAAACGCCGTAAATCTCCGGCAAAGTAAAATGAAGCCCGGGTCTAAAAGCTCGGGCTTTTCCACACCCGCATATCGCAGCAAACATGCAGTAAAAATGCAGTCAAAACAGGGGCTTACGTAATAGGAGCCGTTCTCTATCTTCGTGATATACAAAAAAACTGGACAGTCAACCACAAGGAAGTGCAACATGAAAAATTCCGAAGTAATCAAGGTCACCAAGGGTCGCCAAAGAGAAGCCCTCAAAATCGTCAAGAGAATCGAAGCAAGGCTGATGGCATTCCAGACGGACGAAAGAACCAACTGGGGCCACGCAGGTTCCATGGGCGCTCTCTGGGACAAACTCATCGAAACCGAAACCTTCACCGACTTTCTCAAGTAACAGGAGCGACGCCATGACCCTCGAACAAAAGATGGAATTCCTCATCGAGAACGGTATCGCCACCGAAGAAGAAATCAAGCTTGTGACCTGCATCAACGGCTGGAACGACGAAAGCCTTGACGACATCTACTACGTTCGTTGCGGCGAACATTTCGAAGACTAACAACTAACCCCTAACAAAGGAAAACAACCATGACAAAGCAGAACATCGAAACAATCCACATCTTCAGCGCAGAAGACCTCAAGGCTCTCTATGACGACTCGGCACTCACTATCACCGGCTTGAAAGTCGATTCTATTCCCGATTTCGTCAAATGGGTAGAATCCTATACAAAACTTCTTCGTCGCCGTGCCTACATCGTCTCGGGCAAGGTAATGAATGTTTATTGCGGCCTTACGGGTGATAACGCCTACCAAGATGACCTGAACCTGGTTGCAATCAAACTTTCGGACATTGCCGACTACTCGAAAATCGTCTTGCCCCGTTTTTTGGTTGGCGGAAGATGGTTCGATGACATTGTGGACAATAACCGCCGTCACGAAGAAGAAAAAATCGCAGACGAACTCAACGACGATGATTTTATCACCATCAACGAGGACTAAGACCATGAAAGACCCGAATGCAAAACCCGGAATGACCATCAAGATTCTCGCTCTTGGAAAGAATCAAGACGGAACAATTGACCCCGCCGAAAAATACATGGTTGGAAAGACCGCAAAAATCGTCTTTATCGATGACATCGGTCAAATACACCACAATTTGTCGGGAGTAGCCCTTATTCCGGGCGTTGACACATACGAACTAACTGATTAGTTCTTCTAGCAAACGAATCATCTAGGCTCAGGGTAAAACCTGAGCCTTTTCTTTTTCTCAGTACGGGTTCTTTTTCAGCCAGTCGTAGAAATCGGCCCGCTCGTCGACCAGGCCCTTTTCCTTCAGCTCCTGGAAATCGAGCCTTTTGAAGTAGTAATATTCACGCCACATCCTTGCGTCCATGTGTCTCTGGTATTGCTTGAAGAGTTCGACCTTCATCTGGAAATCGTTCTTTCGGAAGGCCCTTTTCACGTCCTTACAAAAGGATTGCCACCAGCATTTATCGTGGTGATTTACGCACATTTCTTTCGGTCTCCATATTCGCATTCTGGACTCGTTTTCACCTGGGGCCTTGCAACTAGCCTAGAAAAGTATTCGGTGAGTCCAGGGGTGCCCCGAAACGCGATTCTGGATAGTCGGTGGTTCATAGAGGCGCAAAGATACTACCAGAAGTTGTGAATAAGGGAAACTATAGGTTGCAAAATCCAGTAAAACTTCTGAAACGATGTTGATAAATAGCCCTATCTAGTTTGTCGGGGGAGCCTCCGGCTCTGTCAAGCCTTTCCGTATTGCTGCGTTAAAAATCTTTATTGGCTGTAAATTGGCTGCGGTTTCTTGGCGGGCTCTGTCAAGCTTGGCTGTATGTTTGCGAAC